ATTAAGGTCTATCATAAATTCAGCACGTTGAGCGGGCCAGTCAAAGCCGTAATCAACCCTAGATACTATTCCTAAACCAGATGCAGGTGCATTTGTGGTTACAGAAATGGGTGGGTCCTCAATAAATTTAACTTTACCATAGGTTCCAGTTAAGATACCGATTTCACCCATTCGCTTAATACCAGCGAATACATGTCCTGCAGTATGAGAATTGGATAGGTAATGGTCTACGCCCATATAACGGAATGCCTTTTGAACTGCAATACCATTCTTCAAACCGATATCAGCTTCTGTAAAGCCGTTAGCCTGAACAAATGCTTCAAGTAATTCAAAATCAACTGCACGCCATACAAAGAAGATACCATTTTCTGTTGCTAGTTCTACACCATCATTGGCATAAATCTTACGCTTAACAGCTCGGATAATATCATCAATATTATTAGCGGCTACAGTAATTGCAGTAGTATCATCATCACCAGTATTTGCTAAATCAGTAGCACCGAAGTCCTTCCAATTTGTATGCTGTGCTAATACTAATGTTTCAATCTTTTCAACTGTCTTTTTACCATGATAAGTAGCTATGTTCATTTGGTTTACATAACTCTGCTGATATCTATCAGCCTCATCAATGAAGATAGCCATCTGTTGGATACCATCAATAGTCAATGTTTCTGCAGTAAGAGTGAACTGAGAATAAGCATAAGCTGTTCCTCTAGTTCCAGCAGCTAATGCTGGTTCTGTACTTGCATAACCATTAATGACAGAACGATTGTTTGAATACTTAACATCTAGTACATCAGTCCAAGTAGTAGGAGTACTGATTCTAGCTCTCATTTTTTGTACATCCTTTTTGTTACTCCCTTTCGGGGGGTGAGACATTTCTGCTCACCTCTACGACTTCAATAACGATTATTGTCGCAGAGCAGACTGTCGCTTCTCCTTATACCATAAAATAGGAGTCTCTTCGCTCAGTCGTTCAGCGTGGAAAATTTCTTTAAATATTTGACTAACGATTGAAGTGTGCTTATATCATCTTTAGCAAACCCCAATAATACATTACAACTCTCACATATCCACCCTCTAAATTTGCCAGTTTTATGACAGTGGTCAAAACATATTCTTCCACCTTTACCACATATCTCGCAAATTTCTGGTTTTGGTCTTCCAGCAACCTTTTCAAGTTTTTCGTTGCGTCTAACCAACCATTCTTTACTATAACTTTTTACTAAGTCTTTGTTTTCGCTTCTCCATTTAGCATTAGAAGCGTATCTCTTTTCTTTGTTTTCCAGATAGTGTTGGCGGTCATAATCTTTACGATTTTTACCTTGCCAATACTTAACTGGATTTTTTATTTTTGCTTCACTTAGTTTTCTTCTATGTTCATCAGAGAAAACTCTACCTTTCGCTTTATCACTTAGTAATTTTCTGTATTCTTTTTCTTTTTGAGGGTCTTTTGGCATAGTCATAGATTTACTTATTATTAGTTATCTATGCTTATTATACCAAAGTGTTTGTTGTAAGTCAAACTATTTTCCTTCGCCCCTGTCGCCCATCTCTGGGTTTCCAAGTCAATCAGAAGAGATTTTATATGACCTAGTCTGAAGTTAAATCATATTTATTCCATATTGAAATTGCCATTTTGTTTAAAGTTCGTTTAATTAGAACCAAACGGCGACTCTACCATTATCCACTAAATAGTTCTTCTGAAAATTTATTAGCACTAGTCTCTTTTTTCATCCTAGCGTCAATAACTTTAGAAGCAGTTTCTACATCTGGAGGTGTAGTTCCCTTAGCTAAATGATAATCAACATCCTGTTGTCCACTACCACCTGACTTACCTTTACCTTTAGGAGAACCAGATTCTGATTCTCTTTGGTCTTTGCTATCCTTTAGTTTACTTTTCATGTAATCCATAGTGATAACATCAGTAAGTGGAAGTTTAAGCCTTTCAGCTTCTTCCATAACCATTTTTTGGTCTTCGGCGTTAGTAACGTCTTTACCATCTAACCAAGCTAGTTTAGCGTATTCTGGTTCGTTTGGTTTTGCCTCTTTTTTAGGAGCTTTGGTCTCCGAGTTAGCCTTAAGGTCTTTTAATTCCTTTTCAGCTTTCTCAGCACGAATCTTCTGGCTCTTGTATGCTTCCTTAGTCTTTACTAATTCAGCAGGAGTTTCATCAGATTCTTCTTCCTCAAGAATAGTGTCTTGTTCACCTTCATTTTCAGGAGTTTCGTTCTCCATAGATTCTTCTGGCATAGTATTGTTTTTAAGGCAGTTTCAAACTCTGCCAAGTTTAATTATTAATCTGCTGCGAATAAATTACTAACATCACACATAATATTCTCATTAATAGCTGATATATAAGGTATTCTAGTGCAAGTTACCTTTCCATAAGCTCCCTTAGCTATTGTAAGACTATCTGATGAAGAAGCTACTAATAAATCCATTCCAGTACCTGCTGCGAATATCAATGATTCACTTTCATCTGATGTTGTAGCATTATGAAATGTCCATTCTCTAGTACTTCCAATTTCAGGTAGTAATGCAATCATTGTGCTTGTAGCTGGTAATGTATAAGTTACATCACTGGTGTCAGAACCATTTAAAACTTCAATGAAGCTATAAGCAAGTAAATCTTTACCTGCTAATGTAGCTGCTGTATCAGTAGTGGTTGTTAATACCTGTCCTCCACCAGAGGTTAAATTACCAAAGATATTTATATCAGAATAAATATCACCACCTGGAAAAGCTCCAATATTCTGTTCTTCTTCACCTTCAGTAGTTGTTACTTCTGAAATAAAATCTCCTTCTACTGTTTGATTCTCAATTACTGTTGTTGGTTCTCCACCTGAATAAGCTCTTACAACGAATCCACCGACACCTAGAACAATAACCAATGAAATAACTACGTAGAATATTCCCTTCTTAATTTTCTTATTTGTCATATTTTTTTCTTTTCTTATTTCTTTTAGAGGTTACGACCACTTCCTCTCGTCTTTTCTTTGATTTACTCTTTTCTTTCTTCTCTACTTTCTCTACTTCCACCTTTTTTTGAATAATCTTATCCTTTAAAGATGGCATTTTTGCATCTAAGTTCATAGTTTTCTTTAGTTAATTATCTATATGAAATTGTAGTTGTCGGTGCTGTTCCTACTGTATCAAAGTAAATATACAATCCATCATTGTAAGTTACGTCAAATGTATATGTTCCTGCTACCAGACTTGCTGGAATAACTGCTAGTTGCTGTGTAGATGAGGTTTTAGCTGTTACTTCTGCAAAGTTAGTAGATGTAGCGTCATATAACGTAAATGCTGATGTTCCTGCTCCTGTTACAGTTACTTGAGCTAGTGAACCATATCCACCCTTAATTAATTGGTTACTAGTAATTCCAAGATGGTCTGTTGATGCAGAATAGTATTCTTGACCTGTGGTTATACTACCAACCATTCCACTATCACTTGATAGCCTTACATTGTAAACAACACTACCAAGTAGTAGTAATGCTAATACAATAATAGCAATTGTTTTGTTCATAGTTTTATTATTTATCTTTCTTTGTTAAACGACTTAGCATTCTTATTACCTTTCTTATATGAATCAATATCTATAAAGTATCCTAGTAGAATATCCTTAGCTTTCTCGTAAGACCTGTATTTCTGACCAAGTAGGTAGTTATCATCAGTTTTACCCACTTCGGGCTTCTCAGCTAAGATTCTAGCCTCTAGGACTGTCCTCAGAGCAGTAAGCATGACCTCATCATTGTTTATTCTCTCTAATTTGTTCTTTAGTACATCTTGCATATTATTGGGTTAGTTGTATTCCTTGTTCTTGTCCAGCTTGTCCACCTTGTCCACCCTGAGCCTGTTGAGCCATTTGTGGTTGCATTTGAGCTTCCTGTGGTGCAGGACTGAACTTGATAGGTGATAATCCAGAGCTTTCTAAGATAGTATTAAGAATCTTTGTCATTTCAGGGTCTTGTCTTATCTGTGGTGTAGATATGTATTGTCTTAATACATTGACTAACTTATCTGTTAATAAGGCTAGATTCTTCTGTTTACCAGCTATATTTGTCATAACTGATAGTTTAGTATCCTTCATCTCATCCTTTAATATCTTAAAGAATCTCTTATTACCTTCCTTAGCAAAGTCTTTCTCTACCTGTTGTCTATATAAATCAACTAGTTCTTCGCTTACTTCTTGCATTGATAGAATCATCTGCTTCTTAAACTCGTTAGTTTTGATAGTCATAACCTTTTCTGATACCATCTGCATCTCCTCAAATGATAGTTCTTGCATAAATACCTGTTCTTTTACTATCTCAAGTCCTAGATAAGGTAATATCCAATCTCTATATATCTCATCCATAAATACTGCTAATTTACCCTGTCTATACTTGTGCATACCCTTAGATTCCATCTGTTGAGCTTCATATAGCTTAAATGGAGTACCAGCTGAGGGGGATTCTCCCAGTAAAGGGTCAGAAGCTGAACCAACTATTTGCGCGTGTTGTTGCCATCTCTGTATAGAATCGTTGAATAACTGTAGATTCCTAGGGAATGTATCAATCTGTTGTATTTTCTTACCATCTTGTAGGTTAAATACTTCACCATTCTCAGCGTCATCTAGGTTATTTCTACTCTTAAATGTAGGATCATCAGAGAAATGTAAGGTCTTAGAAGCAGAATTAAGCATTTCAGTTGTCTTAATCTCATCCCAGTTAGTCCATATCTGTGATTCAAACAGTTCTTCAACTCCACCACGACCTAATGCTCTACCATCTACATTATCTCTAGCTAGAAAATTAAATGGTAATACTGGCTCTTTATGCTTAAACAGTGTTACACCTGTCTTTCTATCATTATCATCCTTATAAAAAGAAACTATCTGTATTTGTGGTACATCTTTCTCATCTTCATCAATATTATCAGGGTTATTATCCTCCAACCACTCAGTTGGCATAAGTCCATGAACTTCAAATACCTCTATTTCTTCATCATCTTCCTTCTTAGATAGAGTAATAAGCTCCTCAACACTAGCAGTAGCACCATTATCAGTCTTACCCCACTTCTTGTTCTCTGTTCTTAATTGAGAAGCACTAAATTTATGTCTAATAGCGAATGGATAGTTTAATATATCAGTCTGGTTACAAAAGGCTATATTCCTTAAATCAATAACATCAGGCTTGGCATGGTCTGTCTTTCTAACTAATACACCACCATAGGTGCAATAGCTTACTACCATTTCATCTATAAATGTATCTATTCCGTTCTCTAAAGCCCATTTCTCATGGTACTTCTTAATAAGAAAGGATTTATAGTATTCATCAGGGTTATCTACATAGATTTCAATATCTTTAACATCAAAATCCTCTGTTCTATATTGAACATTAAGGATTGGGAGTATAATATTCCTATTTGGTCTTAGCTTCCTATTTTCGTTATTCTCCTCAAACTGACTATTAAGATAAAGATAAGAACGTCTTAGATGGTCTTTCATTGACCATTTCCAACCATCTTCAATATCAATCGGCTTAGTATATGCTGTTTCCCCATTGGTTATCAGGTCATATACGTTTTGAATTTTGTTAATCATAAATAGGATGTTAGGTTAGTAACATCCCACTGAATCATCAAGAATCGCCTAAGAAACTTGATAACCCTGCAGGATGTCATCAAACTATTAGACGATTTTTAGTTTAGTTATTTTAGCAAATACCTTAATCTACCAGACCATAGG